AAGTCTTGATGAACCGCGCGCCGGGCGAAAGCTTGGAAATTGAAATGCGCGGGCCGAACTGGACCGGCGGAAATGCTGGCTTAGTGTTTTTCACGCCGGCGCCTGACGAAGTCGACGAATTGGAGGGGGGCGAATAATGACCGGCAAAGAATTACGCGACGCACGCGGCGCGCTCGGCGAATTGTGGGATTTGCCGGGCCCTTTGCCTATGGCCGCGCTCGGGCGCGTCTTGCGCCTGCAGGGTCGCGACCCCGGCGCCACCGTGCGCGATTGGGAGCGCCGCGGCGGCCCGACCGGCCCGGCCGCGCTTGCGGTTGAACTCATGCTAGACGGCGCCCGGCCGCGCGACCTTGAAAACCTGCTTAACCCGTGAAGGATTCTCTTATGACAAAGCAACTTTGGAACCGCCCTAAACTGCCACCCGGCCGAGGCGTCGAAGCTATCCCGCTCGGCCTTGTCTTGATTGTCGCCGGCTCGGCCGCCGCAATTATTGGCATAAACGACCCGAGCGGCGGGCCGCTTGTGCCCATAGTCGGAAGTTCGGTTGTGAGTCTCGGCTTGGCTATGGTTTTCGCCGGCGTGATAATCGCCGAAATCAGGCAATCCGCCTTTGAAGCGGCGGTTAGGGCTGGCGAAGTTGAGGCGCCCGCCTCAACCGCTAGTCGTTAACGCCTTGTCAATACACTAAATGTTGACGGACTCCGCGACCCGTAATAATGGTTTTTCCAATTCTGGAATTCATGCGCCCGGCCTTTCACAAGGTCGGGCTTTTCCGTTTAGGGGCTGGCGATGGCTGAAACGACCGCCGAGCCGTTGCTTTTGCAACGACCCGTGACGGCGCCACGGCTTTACTTTCTGTCGCCCGCCGAACCTAAAGACCGCAAAACCTTTGACGCGCTGGTAAGCCGGGCTTTGGCCGAGGTACGCGAAGACTTGCACGACGACGTCACGGCGGCGCGCCTGCTGCAGCTTATCGGCCGAACGGGCAAGGAGCGGCACATAAAGCGCCTAGAACACCGGATAGGCACGCACGTTGCTTTCCGGCTCGCCAAGGCACGCGAGCGACAACCCGTCAAGAATGCTCTTGTGTCTTTCTCTTGCGTTCCTGTCGCGTCGGAAAGCCGGCTTTGCGGAACGCTTATCGTGCGCGCATGGGGCCATGTTTTGCGCACGACCTTTGACCCGGAGTTATCCGCTAATGACTGAAACGGTAATGACTGAAACAGCCCTTACGCTTGAAAAGGCGCTTAACCGCGTCCGCTCGGCGAAGATCGCGCAGGCTTGCGCCGAACGTAACCTCGAAGCCGCCAAGGCGGCCGAGGAACGCGCCGTGCGCGTCACCGACGACGCCAAGAATGCCTATGGTATCGCCACCAAAGAAACACGCGCCGCAATCGACGCGCTCGAAGATATGCCCGGCGAGCCGGCAACGGAAGCAGCTGACCCTGGCGCAATCCCGGTTCGCGGTTACGTTGGCGTCGACCTGGCGAGCGGTTCAGACGAAACAGCTTACACGCTGAACGGGCAACCCGTGCAGCGTGACGACCGCTTGCAAGACTTCGCGAGCGCCGGCGCTATCGAGCCCGACCCTACGGCCGACCATGACGCCGAGGGCGAAGGCATTGACGCCGAGGCCGAGGCCGCCGCCGCGTTCGGTTCTATCCCTGCAAGGATCGCCGAGGCCTCGGGAAGCTAGCGCCTTGTCGCAATGGGCTTACCTGTATAACAGCCGCGCGTGGAAAGACTTACGCGCGCGGCTCTTATATACCGAGCCGCTTTGCCGGATGTGCTCGGCGCTCGGCCTGGTACGGGCGGCGACCGTCGCCGACCATATCAAGCCGCACCGAGGCGACGAAGATTTGTTTTTTGAAGGCGAATTGCAGCCGCTTTGCGAGACGTGCCACAACAAACTAAAGAAGATTGAGGAGTCGCGCGGCTACTCAATCGAGACGGGCGCCGATGGCTGGCCAGTCGACCCGGAACACCCAACAAACCGCCGCGGCGGCGCTTAGGCATGGGGGGCGGGTCGAATCTCTTTTGCCGTCGGCCGCGAAACCGCCCGCCCCCTTCTTTGCGCACTGCCGCGAAATGGGACTTTTTTTCGCCACCGCCAAGGCGCCGAAATTGTGCCAGCGTTCTGTGCAAAGACTATCAGACAACGGAGGGTTTAGAATGGCACAAGGCCGCAAACCAAAACCGACGCACTTAAAAGTCGTTCAAGGAAATCCCGGCAAGCGGGCCTTGCCGGCAAATGAGCCGAAACCGAAACGCGACCGGCCGCGCAAACCGGCGAACCTTGACGGCACCGCGTCAAAAATTTGGGATGTGCTAGCCGGCGAAACTGACAATATGGGAGTCCTGACGACGGCCGACGGCCCGGCGCTTCGTATGCTTTGTGAAGCCTGGTCGGATTTCTTCGAAGCGAAACGGATCATTTCGGCCTATGGTTCTATGACTTATGAAACCGTCGGCGCCGCGGGAAAAATGGTGAAGCTTCACCCGGCGCAAAAAGTCAAGGAGAACGCCGACTCCCGCATCCGGCAATGGTTTACCGAATTCGGATTGACGCCGTCGGCCCGCTCGAAAGTTGAGCGCGCTTTTGACGAAGACGAAGGCGACACAATCGACGACCTGTTTACCGGCGGTTCGGCCGCGGGATAAATGGCCAAGCGGCCCGCGCCGAAGCGGCCGGCGACACGAAAGAAAAAAGAACCGCCCGCCGACCCGGTTACACAATACGCGCTTGATGTCGTTTCGCTTAAGGAAATGGCGGGCCCATATGTGCGCGCCGCCTGCCGGCGTCACCTGGACGACCTGAAAACCGCCGACAAGCGCGGGTTATATTTCGACGTCGACGAAGTGAACCATACGCTAGCATTTTTCCGCCGCGTTCTGACCGTCGAAGGCGACGGCGAATTCGTGCCGTTCGAACCGCACCCGAGCCAAATTTTTATTATTGGGTCGATTTTCGGCTGGTATATCGAAGAAAAAGGCAAAGGAAAAAACCCGTCGGTTTGGCGCCGCCGATTCCGAACGGCTTATATTGAGCAAGGCAAGGGCAACGGCAAGTCGCCGCTCGCCGCCGGCGTCGCAATGAAATGCTTCGTTGCCGATGGCGAATTGTCGGCGGAAGTTTACATGGCCGCGACAAAAAAAGAGCAAGCTATGATTTCATTTACTGACGCCGTTAAAATGCGTCAGAACTCGCCGCACCTGGAAGGCCGAATAGGCAAATCAGGCGCCAACCCGGTTTGGCAACTTTACCACACGCCGAGCGGTTCGATTATGAAGCCGCTTTCTAAGGAAGGCGCACACTCTGGACCGCGCCCGAATTGTTGCGTTGTCGACGAATACCACGAACACAAATCGGCCGACCTGCTGGAAATGCTCGAAGCCGGCTTTAAAAAGCGGCCAAACCCGATTCTTTTCATCATCACGAATAGCGGCGCCGATAAATCGAGCCCGTGCGGCGTCATGCATGACTTTTGCGTAAAAGTTGTTACGGGCACGCTAGACGAAGCCGACCAAGACGCCGCCGACCAGACGTTCGCTTATATTTGCGCGATGGATGAGGGCGACGACCCGCTAAAGGATTCGACCGTCTGGAAAAAGGCTAATCCGCTACTCGGGATTACGATTAAAGAAGACTATTTATCGAAGCGCGTTTCGATGGCGCGCGCGATCCCGGCCAAACAAAACGGCGTTTTGCGACTTAACTTTTGCATGTGGACCGACGCCGCCGACGCCTGGGTAACTCGCGAAACCTGGGAAGCGTGCGAGCGCCCGGCGCTGACATGGGAAAGCATGAAGGGCCGGCGTTGCTATATCGGGCTCGACTTGTCGTTTACGACGGACATGTCGGCGCTTGCGCTATGCTTTCCAGACGACGACGGCGGCGACGGTTTTGATTTGCTGGTCAAGTTTTGGCGACCCGAGGAAGGGCTCGCCGAGGCCGTCGACGGCGATAAAGTTCGCTATGATATTTGGGCAAAAAACGGCGATATAGACCTAACGCCGGGCAAGGTCGTGCGGCTCGCACCAATTGGCCA